AAAAACTTATTTTAGGTTCCCAACCCAATTTTTGCTTTGCTTTACTTGCATCTCCTAACAAAGACTCTACCTCTGCAGGACGAAAATATTTTTTATCTACTGCTATGACTTTTCTTTTTGTATTCCAATCATAACCAAATTCAAGTTCACCTTCACCCATCCACTCAATATTAAATCCAAAGAATGGTGCTACTTTGTCTACAAAATCTTTTACAGAATATTGTTCTCCAGTTGCTATCACATAATCATCTGGTTCATCTTGTTGAAGCATCAACCACATTGCTTCAACATAATCTTTTGCATGACCCCAATCTCTTTTGGCATTTAAGTTACCAAGATATAAACACTCTTGTTCGCCCACAGAAATTCTAGATAGTCCTCGTGTAATCTTTCTTGTTACAAATGTTTCTCCTCTTCTTGGACTTTCGTGATTGAATAATATACCTGTGCTTGCATGTAATCCATATGCTTCACGATAATTTTTAAGAATCCAATATCCATATAATTTTGCAACACCGTATGGTGAACGTGGATAAAAAGGTGTGGTCTCCTTCTGAGGGACTTCTTGAACTAATCCATATAGTTCAGATGTAGACGCTTGGTATATGCGAGTTTTCGTCTCCATACCTAACAATCTAACTGCCTCTAAAACACGAAGTGTTCCAACACCATCTACCTGTGCTGTATATTCTGGTATCTCAAAGGAAACTTTTACATGACTCTGTGCACCCAAATTATAAATTTCATCTGGTTCAATATCTTTGATGAGATTTGTAATACTCATCGCATCGGTAAGATCTCCATAATGAAGTTTAATTTGTTCATATATGTGATCTATTCTGTGGGTATTAATCAAAGAAGCACGACGGACGATTCCATGAACCTCATATCCCTTCTCTAATAGAAGTTCTGCAAGGTAGGAACCATCCTGTCCTGTAATACCAGTAATAAGAGCAACTTTAGACATCATGTACGTAGCAAGGCACACCTGCAGGATCTAACCATTTGGTGTATTCAAAATCATCAATCGCAGTTTTTAACTGCATGAAGTTATCACAAAGGTACATATCTTTATAACCGTTGTGGTTGTTCCACTTTTGTATACGATAGTCTGGTTGACCATTATCAAGTGGATCAGGCATCTTCACATACCTGTATGGTTCATTCTGTACAAGTACTTCAATCATAATAAAATTGTATATACCCTATTATAAGGCATAGTTTACCTGTAGTCAAGTAATTATCTGAAACCCGATTGCAAAATTCTTTGTATTGGAACTTGTTTGATTCTATCTATAATATCAGTTTCTATCTTATCTAAAATATTGACATCAAGATCCATGAATGGTGGGATGATACCTAACATTCTAAGAAGTCCATCAACAAATAATGCGAGAGTTGTAAATCCGAGAATCATACTGATAACTGTAGCTTCACGATTGTGCTTCGCCATTGACTCTTCATCAATTTTTCTTGCTTCAGCAACTGCTTCTTTTACAGCATCAGCGATTAGTGCATCTACTTCTTCTTTAGTATATGCGTATTTGTTTATCTTTTCCTTACTAATGCTTCTCTCTATAGGAACATCAGTTATTGGAAACTCTGTGATTAATGTTTTGATCATGGTATCACATTAAGGTTCTAGTATCTATATTATACTTAGTTTACAAGTCTATCGTCAAGTTATAATGTTTTGATTTCATCAATTACATTCTTTGGAAAATTTTGGTAAATCCATCCAGTACAAATATATTTGTCTTTCTTAGGAGGGAATCCCCTATGATAAAAAGTCCAACAAGAAGGAAACAATACAAATCTCCCTGCCTTTGGTTGAATTTTAGTTCCATCCAAAAATTCTGTATATCCATCATCTTCATCTTCTAGAGTATTCAAATACCACATGTATGTTAGTATCCTAGCTCCTCTTGGATTCGTTGCAAAATCATGATGCCAGTTAAAATAATCGCCAGGTTTTGTTTTTTGTAATTGAAATCCCGTATTGTGAATTCCTTCATCAAAAATATTTAAATTTAATTCCTCGTCTTCAACTCTAAGTTGATTTGGGTATGGTATAATTTCCTTCACTGGGTTACTAGCATCATACTCAAGAGTATGCTCATTAACCTTTGATGCAAAAAAATTATGCTCCTGTGACCAGTTTATTTTATTGCTTATATAACAATCTATAGATTTTTTTATCTTTGTATTAACATTTCCTTTTTTTGTACCACATTGTCCAGGTCCTTTTACAGGATCCTGCTCAAATTTTTCTATTAATCCTTTACAAAAATCTTGCGTCAAAGAACCATCTACGACGTAGATAAAATCAGAAAATTTCATAATTAATAAAATAATTTAATTATTCACTTGGACTATCATTTTTCCCTAGCATAGTGGCTGCAATTCCAGCTAATCCACCTTCACTAGTAACATGATTTATAACAACTTTTTCTGAAATTGCTGCATTGATAATTGCAGTCGATCCAATCGCTGTAATTGCCTCTTCCTTATCTAATTTGTAATTTGAATACGTGCTTTTGATGTCTATGTAACTTCTTCGACAAGCTTCATGTGCAGCGTTTTCTAGCCAGTCTTGTGGGTCATCAGTATAACACTGAAATGCTAGATATTGTCCAGTAGTTAACCCTACTGTAATGCTTGTATGAATCATAACAAGTAATTTTTTTAACTATTTAGCAGCTAAGCACATACCGAAGAATGTTGAGTGACCCATATATGTCTGAGTGGGAGACTGATTATCTCTAGCTTTTACCCTCATAGTATCATTTGCATTAAGTTCAACTAGTATGGATAGTCCAAATTGAACACTTGTCACATTAGCAAAAAACAATGGTGCAGCGTCAGTACCATCATAAATTTGTGTATTTGCCGATGCACCATTTTTAGAGAAAGTAAACGTTGCTGTACCATTATTATAAAGTGACATATGAAAGTAGTACAATCCTTTGATTGGAGCTGTATATATTCCATTACTTTGGTTATATCCACCACCCTGATCTAAATTCTGACCTCCAAAAACCATAGTCTGGTTGCTATTGAAGTTTGCATTACCTACAGTACCCATAGCATGAAAGTAAGGCATATCATGATAAACTCTATCCCACCTTCTGGAAGCTGTTCCAAGATCATAAACGCTATCGCTGGAGGGATAAACGTCTGAAGCAATGTTTATATTTGGACCAGCTGGTCCTGTTGCACCTTGAGCTCCAGTTCCTCCTGTGCCACCAGTAGATCCTGTTGCTCCTTGAGCACCTGTAGGTCCTGAACCACCAGTAGATCCTGTTGCTCCTTGAGCACCTGTTGATCCACCTGGTCCTGTGGGTCCTGTGCTACCTTGAGCACCTGTAGGTCCTGTGGGTCCTGTTCCACCTGTAGGTCCAGTTGCACCTTGTGCACCTGTTGGTCCTGTTCCACCTGTAGATCCAGTCGCACCTTGAGCTCCAGTTGGTCCTCCTGAACCTTGAGCACCTGTTGGTCCTGTTCCACCTGTAGATCCAGTTGCACCTTGAGAACCTGTGGGTCCTGCTGCACCTTGAGCACCTGTAGAACCTGCACCACCTGTAGATCCAGTTGCACCTTGAGCACCTGTAGGTCCTGTGTTACCAGTAGGTCCAGAAGGTCCTGTTGCACCTAGTGGACCAGTGTTACCAGTAGGTCCTGTAGAACCTGTCGCACCTTGAGCTCCAGTTGGTCCAGCAGCACCTTGAGCACCTGAAGCACCTGTAGGACCTGTATCTCCTTTAGGACCTGTTGAAACTTCAACCCACTGGTTACTATTACCATCGTTATAATAAGCAGCGAGTATTCCAGAATCTGTATCAAACCATAAGTCTCCTGCATCTGGACTGCTCGGAGCACCAGTAGACATATCTAAATTTGCATTATCTCCTTGAGCACCTTGAGCACCAGTGGATCCTGCTCCACCACTATTACCTTGATGACCTTGAGCACCTTGAGCACCAGTGGGTCCTGTAGATCCTGTGGGTCCTGTGCTACCTTGAGCACCTGTAGCACCAGTGCCACCTTGTGAACCAACAGCACCTGTAGCACCTTGAGCACCTGTTGGTCCTGTGGGTCCTGTATTACCTGAAGCACCACCTGAACCAGTTGCACCTTGAGCACCCTGAGCACCTGTATCTCCCTTATCACCTGTTCTAGCAAAAGTAATTAATATATCTTCATTTGCACTAAATGGATTAGTCGCTGATGAATCTACAGGACTGACTGTAATATCAAAGTAACCAGTATTATCAGTTAAACTTGAAATTGTAAATAATATGAATTGACTTGAATCTAATTTATTAGTAATCTTTACATGTCCTTTGATGGTGCTTGTAGAGTCATCAATAGTTTGTAAATATGATGCTATATCTGTTCCATCTTCATCAGTATCACAAATATAAATTCCTGTTGCAGCGTTTTGTGTAGAGTTATCTAATCTTAAATCACCTGAACCTGGATTTGCATTTGTAGTATTAGACTCAAAAGTGTAATAAAATGTTGCACCACCAAAGTTACCCTCATCACCTTGTGCACCTTGTGCACCTGTTGATCCTGTTGCACCTTGAGCTCCAGTTCCTCCTGTTGCACCCTGAGAACCAGTGGATCCTGAAGGTCCTGTTGCACCTTGTGCACCTGTAGAACCTGTAGCACCTTGAGCACCCTGTGCAGCAGTCGCACCTTGAGCACCTGTTGGTCCTGTTGCTCCTTGGGCACCTGTTGCTCCCGTAGCACCCTGAACACCTTGAGCACCAG